ACAGAATGCGTGAAATTAAAATGTGGTCTAAGTTAAAGAAAGAATTTAACGATGGATCTTTTAATGACAAGGATGTTAATCAACATCAATTAGAGTCTTATACTAAAATGTATTCAGATAAAGCAAAATCTTTAAATAATGCCACACCGGAATCAGAGGTGTTTAATATTATAGGACAATTAAAATCTTTAGAAAGAATCAAAGCTAGTGGAGAACTAGAAAATAACACAGAGAAGAAAGAACAAATTACCAATGATCTCGGAGCAAAAGAGAAATAGAAAATTATTTTTTTTGATTGCAATGCCAAGGTCCGGAAATACTTTGTTTGCATCTGTGATGAATCAAAATCCTGAGATAGCAGCAACAGCTAACTCCATAACATTAGAAATAATGAAAGATTTGTTTTTATTAAAAAGAACAGATGTATTTCAAAACTTTCCAGATCACAAATCATTAAATAATGTTATGGATGTTGTTTATGATTTTTACTACAAAGATTGGCCACAAAGAATAATTATAGATAGAGGCCCTGTGTTGACTGTGAGTAATTTTAATTTAATGCAACAACATTTTAAAGGCACTTTTAAATGTATTGTATTGCTTAGAGATTTAATGGATGTGTTAAGTAGTTATATGCAGTGGTACATAGAAAATCCTGACTCATTTATTAATAGATTTAATTTAAAAAATGATGAAGAAAAATTAAATAAATTAATGCGTAAAGATGGAGCTATAGCTAAAAATTTAGAGGCTATAAAAAATTCTTATAATTATCCTGGTTTATGTCACTATGTTAAATACGATGATTTAGTATCACAACCTGAAGAAGAGTTTAAAAAAATATATGCTTTTATAGGTGAGCCATATTACAATCATAATTTTAAAGATTTAAAACAAGTTAATATAAATGGTATAGGGTATGATGATAAAATAGTAGGAAATAATATGCATACAATTAGAAAAGATATAAGTAAAAAATATAATCCTTATATAAATAAAATACCTAAAACAATTAAAGAAAAATATGAACACGTTAAATTTTGATTTTGTATTTTTAGGACAGTCTATTTTAAAATATCAAGTGCCTCTTGATATTTTTCATATTATTAATCATATTTATGATGTTAATAAAAATAATTTACATAAAGCTAATGAACAATTAGTTGGTAAAATAGAGGATGAACACTCTTTGTTTTATCGTGGTGCAGATCAAACAAAAATGAAAAACCATAATAAATTACCAACAATAGTAACAACTTATTTTATAAAAATGTTTGAACATTATTTATCTTTTAACAAAATAAAAGATTATGAAATGCACCTTAATTCTATTTGGGTTAATGAAATGAAACAACATGAATACAATCCTGCTCATGTTCATAGAGGTATGTTATTTACTGGTCTATCAAGTGTTATGATTTTAAAATTACCATCAACATATGGTAGAGAATATTCTGCATCAGATACACCGCAGAACGGTCAATTACAAATATTAGGTGCAGCTAATGGTCAATTTGCAAAAATAGATTATCAACCACCCATGAACCTTAGAGATTTTTATATTTTTCCATATGATATGAGACATGTGGTTTATCCTTTTAATAGCACTAATGAAACAAGAAGAACTTTAGCTGCAAATTGTGATGTTAAATTTGATCCAATAAAAAATAGAGGTGCTGCATGATAACAGAACCACGATGGAAATCTTATATTGTAGAAACGACAAGACCATTATTTTCACCTGAACAATGTCAAATGATAATTAATGCCGGTAGGTCAGAACCTAAAACTAATGCATCAGTTGGATCTGATAAAGGTATAAAAGGTGGCGTGATAGATACTAAAACAAGAACTTCACACATAAGTTGGATACCGTTTAAAAAAATGTCAGAGATGTATAAAGAAATAGAAAAAATTATGAAAGCTACTAATAGTAATCATTTTGGTTTTGATGGTATGCAAATAACAGAAATGGCACAATACACGGAATACCCAGAGGGAGGTTTTTATGAATGGCATGTGGATAATGATGTAAACTTTCAACACGAACCTCCAGTTAGAAAAATATCTATGACGTGTTTGTTATCACCAGAAAATGAATTTGAAGGCGGTGATTTAGAACTGGTGAAAGAAGGACAAAGAGCATGTTTAAAACAAGGTCATGCAATATTTTTTGCCTCGTTTATTAGACATAGAGTTTTACCCGTTATAAGAGGGAATAGAAAATCTTTAGTAATGTGGTTTGGAGGAACACCGTTTAAATGATAAAAGAACAATTTTTTCCAACAACTATATACGCAAAAGATCTTCATTTAGATAATGAATTATTTACAAGAGAAGTTATAGCTTGGTCTCAAAAAGACAAAGGGGTTTTAAGAACAAATATGAATGGTTGGCATAGCACAACCGACATGCATAAGATTCCTATTTTTAAACCTTTAATGGATGAACTATTTAAAATGCAGTTTGAAATTTTTAATGAGGAGTGGTTAAATAGTGAACCATTATTAGGTAATATGTGGGCAAATATAAATCCTCCAGGTGCATCTAATAGACCACACATACATCCAAACAGTCATTTTAGTGGTGTGTATTATATTAAAGCACCTAAAAATTCTGGTTCTTTAGTTTGTAGTGAACCTAGATCAGGAGCACACATGGTCATGCCAACAAGAAAAGAAGGTCGTCCACCAAAACATTTATGGAGAGAAATACATTTAGAGCCGATAACCGGTAGGGTTATTATGTTTCCATCTTGGCTTTGGCACAATGTTGAAACAAATAAATCAGATGATATAAGAATATCTGTAAGTTTTAATTTTATACAGAAAGGTTTTAATGTTTAAATATCAAGTAATAAAAGGAGCAGTATCATACGAGTTGGCTAATTTTATATTTAATTATTTTTTGCTTAAAAGAGATGCCGTAGATTTTATGTATAAAAACAATATAATTTACGACACAGGAATGTATGGAACTTGGTCAGATCAACAAGTGCCTAATACATATTCACATTACGCAGACATGGTAATGGAAACTTTAATGATGAAGGTTTTACCTAAAATGCAAAAAGAAACAGGATTACAATTAATACCTACCTATTCTTACGCTAGATTATACAAAAATGGTGATATATTAAAAAGACACAAAGATAGACCTTCTTGTGAGATATCCACCACTATTAATCTAGGTGGAGATCCATGGCCTATATTTATCGACGGTACGGGGTCTAATAGCGTCATAGACGAGTATAAAAACATACATAAGCCCAATGCACCCAAAGGCACCAAAGTCTTGCTTGAAGTGGGAGATATGCTAGTATATAGTGGATGCGAATTAGAGCATTGGAGAGAGCCTTTTGAAGGAGAAGTTTGTGGACAAGTATTCCTTCATTACAACCATGTGAATGGTCCTTTTGCTGATAAAAATAGGTTCGACAAAAGGCCAATGTTAGGTCTTCCATCCTTTGCGAAGGCGTAATATAATGAGGTCGTATGCTACAAAAAATAGGTTTTCAGCCTGGTATAAATAAACAACTTTCAGCTACAGGAGCAGAGGGACAGTGGATAGACTGTGATAATGTTCGTTTTAGGTATGGAATACCTGAAAAAATAGGTGGTTGGAAACAACTAGGGGACGATGCACTTACAGGTGCAGGCAGAGGTCTTCATCATTTTGTAAATAGTAAAGCTAGAAAATACGCAATCATTGGAACAAATAGAATTTTATATGCATACTCAGGTGGTGTATTTTATGACATACACCCAATAAAATCTACAAACACGTTAACAAGTGCATTTACCACAACCAACGGATCAACATCTGTTACAATAACTTTTAGTGGAGACCATGGTATATCTGCACAAGATATAATTTTATTAGATAATTTTAGCACAATAACTAATTCTAATTTTGCAGCAGCAGATTTTAACGATAAAAAATTTATGGTAACAACTGTACCATCTAGCACAACTTTAACTATTACAATGCCATCAGCAGAATCAGGATCTGGTGCAACAACATCAGGTGGTATCAGAGTGCAACACTATTATCCTGTAGGACCAGCTGTGCAAGCAAAAGGTTTTGGTTGGTCATTAGGATCTTGGGGTGGTGAAGTTGCAGGTGAGCCTATAACAACTTTATCTGGTGCTATCAACTCTTCAACTACAACTGGTATTATATTAGCAGATGTATCTCAGTTTCCAAGCACAGGGACAAATTTTATAAAAATAAATAATGAAGAAATATCTTACACAGGTATTAGCACTTCTAATGAATTAACGGGTGTTACTAGAGAAGTTAGAGGAACGACTGCTGCATCACATGGTGCAGGAGATACAGTTACCAGCACAACAAACTTTGTAGCATGGGGTGAAGCAGCATCAGGAGACTTAGTATTAGAACCTGGTATGTGGTCATTAGATAATTTTGGTGACAAAGCAATTTGTTTAATACATGACAGTGCTGTTTTTTCTTGGGATTCTGCAGCAACAAATGCGGAAACAACTAGAGCATCTATCATTACTGGTGCACCAACTGCATCAAGACACATGGTCGTATCTACACCAGATCGTCACTTAGTATTTTACGGAACAGAAACAACTA